ACTTCGACCAACTGATTTTAGAATATTGGACAGGAGAACAAAATAGTGGTTGGATTCATTGTTCTTATGTAGAGGGCAGTAATAGAAAACAAGTTTTAAGATATGATGGAAAAAAATATGAAAATGGATTACCAGATATGAAATGGTCTGGTGGAAAGGTAGCAAATTAAATGCCAAAAAGTAAATACAAAAAACTTTCTAAAAAAAGTGGAAAGTCTGGAAAAGGCAAGTCTTATACTTTTAAGAAAAAAAAACTAAAGTATTAGAGCAACTATTGAAATACTATCCATTTAGTTGTATTAATAAATATGTCTTATAAGAGAATACTTGTGATAAGTGATATGCACTTACCATACCAACACAAAGATTCAATCCGATTTTTAAAAGAAATAAAAAAAGAATTTAAACCTGACTTCGTTGTTAATATTGGCGACTTGTTAGATTTTCACGCAATCAATATGCACACCCACGACCCTGATTTATATTCTGCTGGACACGAATTAGATAAAGCTAAAGAATACATTAAACAACTTGAAGATATATTTCCAAATGTAACTGAAGTAGATTCTAACCATAGTAGTCTAGTATATAGACGAGCATTATAATATGGAATGTCTAAACAATTTTTAAAACCTTATGGAGAGTTTTTAGGAACTAGAAAATGGAAATGGGTTGATGATTTAACTTTAACAATGTCTAATAAACAAAGATGTTTTTTTACGCATGGAAGAAGTGCTGATGTTTTAAAAGTATCTCAAACTATGGGTATGTCAGCAGTACAAGGACATTATCATACAAAGTTTTTAATAAGCTATTGGGCCAATCCTGATAATTTATTTTTTGCTATGAATGTAGGTTGTTTAATTAATCAAAAAAGTATGGCTTTCAACTATGCCAAGAACTTTAAAACAAGATTTATTTTAGGTTGCGGAATAATTATAAATGGTGTACCAAGATTACTCCCTATGGTAATCAAAGATGGAAATTGGATAAATCAATTAGTATGAGTTCTAAAGCTACAACAAAGACTAATAAGCTAAAAAATGCCCTTTTAAAGAGCCATAGAGCCACGCAGAACGAAGATTCTGCCTTTTCCGAGCAAGTGGGTGGGGATTGGTATAAGAAGCTAAAACTCCAACCTTTAGACTATTGTATGGATAATAATTTCAATGCTTGTCAAACAAAGGTGATTAAATACATATCAAGATATAATTTAAAACATAAAACAATAAAAGACCAAGTAAAAGATTTAGATAAAGCAAAGCATGTAATTGATATGCTTATAGAAAAGATTAAGGAGAAATAATATGTGGTTAAGTATTGCATCAAAATTAGTACCTGGAATTATTAAAACAGGAATGTCAATAGCTTCTAATAGAAGAAGAACTAAAGAATTAGAATCAGTAGCAGAAATGAAACATGCTGAACGAATGGCAACAGGAGAAATAGAATATCAAAAAGCAGTAATACAAAATAATCAGCAAGGCTGGAAAGATGAGTTCGTATTACTTTTAGTTTCGGCTCCTGTGGTTATTTTAATTTGGTCTATATTTTCTGACGATCCAGCTATAATGGAAAAAGTAGATAAATTTTTTACTCAATTTAATAATATGCCTTTTTGGTATCAAGCATTATTTATAGGAGTCGTTAGTGCAATTTATGGTCTTAAAGGTGCTGACATAATGAAAAAAAAATAGTAATGTGTCTAAATGGACATAGACGCAGTAATTACAAATTTAGAAATACAATTAGAATCAATGTATAATCCTTATGGGCATTTTATATGTTTAAGATTTATAGATACTAAACCTACATTTCCTAAAGTAACAAGAACATTAGAAGAATTAAAAAAATATGGGGATGTGTTAGTGATTAATCATAAATACACTTTTGAAGAAATAAATGAAAAGACAGATATGTCTCATTTAGAAATAACAAGGCATTAAATATGTGGGGATTTCTCCCCACACACACTATTAGTTTGGTTTCCAATTAGTTAGTTTATCTATGGCTAATTGATTAATAGATTTTTGTTTTAAGCTATCGCAATAACTATGAGCATTTTTAGCTTCAATCTTCATATAAAGATGTAGCTTTTTTCTACGAGAAAGTTCTTTTTTAACTTCCTTATATCTCTCATCATTAGTTGCTTTTACTTTAGCTTGTGCAACAGATATAGATTCATTCATCTGTTTTTCACTTACAACAAAATCAAAGACTTCTTGAACTTGATCTTTTGCCTCGTCATATTCTATTTCTGCATCAACACTTCTTTTATCTAAAGTATCTATGTAGATAAGAATCTTATTAGGGTCAAATTCAGTTGGTCTTAACTTTATGTAATTTGGCAATGAATCTTTTTCTGCCATTACTTATAGTCGCTCTGACTTAACTGTTGCTCGTATTCATCAGGATTGAAGTCCGAATTTCCCCATTCCTTTTCAGATTGAGGTAATTGATCGTCCATATCATTTCCTTGTTGAAACGATTGCTTTGGTTTATTAAAAGCTGGGTTCTGTTTCGTCTTATCGTAATAAGGAAACAATTTCCAACCATTAACTCTATTATCCCAAAATCCTTTTAACACTAGATTTTGGTTATTTAGATTAACTTCTAAAATACACCCACTTTTTTTTGTAGATGTTATTCTAGCAGTTCCGCCATTACTATCAGAACTATTATTGTTATAACTTTTTTTCTGATAGTTGTTGTTGTACTGTGACTTATATTGTGTCATCAGATTCTCCTTTGTTAGTATTCAATACTTTCCATTGTTGTTGTAATCCATTTTGCTCCAACAAAAGCATTGAACAGTTTATTATTAAGAGGAATTTCTTTAATCTCAATTTCAGATTCCTTTTTAGGTAGTCTTACTATAAAGGCTTTAGAAATTTTTGATTTAGTTTCTTCCTCATACGCAAACTTATAAGCATTTAACTGCAAAAAATAGTCAAATGTTATATGATTACTTGTTTTAATATCAATCAAAACAAGATTTCCTTTCTTGTCTTTTACAACAAGATCAAGAGTACCAGCATAATTATATTTTTTACAATATAATTTTTTCTCTAACTCAACTACTTCATACTCTTGTTTTTTCCACCAATCTAAAAAAAGATTCCAGCAATTTACTACTGCTTTATCAGATTGAATTGGAATATCTTTACCTTTTAGATAGTCCTCTACTAAACCATGAACAACACTACCAACTAAAGCACCCTCATCTTTAAAAGTATCAGGTTTCTTTTTAGCAGTAGCAAATATTCTTTCAAGTATTGCTCTATCTAATTGTTCTCCAGCATCTAACTTTTCATTAATTAATCTTTTAACCTCATTTAAAGGTGTATTAACTAACCAATAAGTCAGTTGTGGTTTTGGTATGCCTCGTCCACATATTCCTGTGACCGAATCTACCTTTTTATCATTAACATAATACATGTGCTTGTCGTCATTATAGCTTAATATTATGCCATTTTTTAGTGGGTATTTTTTCCACATTTTATTTTCCTCCTAGTTGATTATGAGACTTCATATTATCTAAAATATCACGGATTGGTTCTTCATCACCATAATATTTTATTAATGATAATACTTTAGAAGCCTCTGTCTTAATGCCTCTTTCAAGCTGGTATAACTCAATTTCTCCAGATGGGAAGCACTTCTTATTATCATGGACAACTTGTTGAGCCGTCCATTCTTTTCTTGTAAGTCTAAGTCTTCTCAAACTTTGACCTATTATCCTATTTATTAGTTCAGGGTCTTGGTTATCTAAAAATTCTACCAACATTCCTTTACATAATAAATCAGATTTTCTTAACTTATCCATATATACCTTTCTAGTTTAGAACCGAGTGTCCACGATTAACTAAACATTTTCTATAAATGGATTCATGCTGGGTATCAGCAGTTGGACTTTCTACCCAGAAAACAATGCCACCCCAGAATGTACTATTGTTATCTGCAACAGTTTTACAATGTTGCAAATCATTAGTTATTTCTCTAGCTTTATCTTCAGTGAAAGTACCACTTCGTCCAGCAGTATCAACAACAGGCTTATACGCACAGCTTGTTGCGAATAACATTAAAAGTATCCACTTCTTCATGTTGTCCTTTCCTCTCTAGTTTATATTCTGTTTTATTTTTACATTTAGATAAGCAAACAGAATCATACTCATCTAAATAGTCTAAAGTGCTACGACCTTTTCTTTTAATTACTCTATTCATAGCACTTATTCTTTTATCTTTCCAAGAATCTACCATAGTAAACTCCCCAAGATAAAACCTACTAAAAAGCATATCCATTCTCTACGATAATAGAGTTCTAATGCTTTCCAATCATTTTTACTTTTTCCAAATATTAACATATTTACTCCTATTGGTTATAATACTTCAATTTTTTACTATATTTTTTAATTAAAGTATTTGCTAATTTTTGTTTTGTTTTCCATTTCTTAACCAAAGAATTTAGATTCTTAATTTTTTTTTCTCTTTTTTCTTCTTTAGTTAATTTTTTTGGTTTTAATGCTCCTGCAAACCAATTTTTGTCTATTGCATATTGCACCATTTCTTTTTCAAGATTAGCCTGTTCAATACTGTGATCATAGTGATTTTTAAAAGATTTTCTAAATCTATAAACTCTATGACTTGCTCTATGTATTAAACCCCACCAACCATCATTCCATCTAATTCCAACTCTATTTCTAAAAGTTGTTATATCTTTTTTTGGAACAAACATATTTCTTCCAAGTGCAGTATTTTTTTTTCTTCCAAATTTATTAAGTAATTGAGTATATGCTTTGATATATTCAATCTTACTTATTTTTGGAACAGCTTCAGGATATAAACCATTAACATTTTTATAAGCATTACTTACTCTATCCCAATATGTATTTTTCATATTAAGTCCTTTTCTAGTTAATTTAATGTAGCTGACATCATCAGTACCTAGAAACAACTCTAGATAGACAAGGGGAATTAAATCCCCTTGTTTCGTCTATTCGTATTGTTTGTTTATTCCATTGATTTCTACTTTTTCAGTTTCAAAAGATGAAGTATTTACATACATACCTTTTTCTTCATCATATTTTTGAACTATGAAATAAAACATTTTATCTTGCTTATCCCAATTACCAACAAGTCGTCTATCTATATTTTTATCTCTAGACATATTATATCCTTATTTGCATTGGGTTATGAGCAAAGATAATCAAACCACCAAGTTCTTGTAACTTTCTTGATCTTTCGTCTGATTTTTCTTCATCATTAGCGATATTAGTTATTGCATTAGCAAGGTTATATTTGCTAGTAGAAAAAGTATCTCCTACATAATGTTCTAACCTTTCAAAGATTTGTGCTCTTTCTGAATCAGAAATGCCTTGTCTTTTAGTAAGTTGAACAATTTCATGAGAAGTTATTGTTTTTTCAGTAGCATCTTTTAGTTTTTGCAAGTTCTCCTGAAATAACTCTGGATTGCTTACAAGTTCTATTTGCTCTTGCATTTTCTTAATAATAGTAATCCATTGTTCATCTTTCTCTGGATTAATTATTACTTTACCAACATGCTTTGCATAAAAACGATTTAAGTATCTTGGTGCTACCATTCCATTAGTACAAACTAATCTGTAAATAAATGGTTGGATAATTAAACTACCACCACCAACTTCTGAATTAGTAATAGTAATACCACCTTGGACTATATCGTCTTTTTCAACCTCTCCCTCAAGTTTTGGAAGAACTGCAGTAATATTTAAAGTATCTCTATCATAATGAGAATATTTTAAATCTGCATTCATATCCATCAACTTGTTTAAAGAGTGATTAGCAACAACATCATTATCAATTCTTTTATACCGATTTGACATAATTGCTCTGCACAGTTTAGAATCATTTTGTTCAAATGACCTAATCATTAACTCTCTACTTTTAGTTTTATTAATCCAAAAGTTTAAGTTATGTGCAACAAGGTCTTGAGATACAGGCAAACATTTATTTATATAATGTGTACCAATCTCTAATCTTCCACAAAGTTGATTTAACGAATGTTCTGTTAAATTATATTGTGTAGGACTATCCGTAACTTGAATGTTAGGGAACACCTTTTCGCTTTTGTTGATTTGTAGTGCGTTTAATGTAACAATATAATCTTTCTTATATTGAACATCATTATTAATTTTTTGCACTACTTCTTTTATATCATGACCTTTTTTCATGATTTCCTCCTAGTTATAATTAATGGGACTGCCATCTTCAGTATTTACTCATCACAGTAAATAGACCAACGCAGATATACTCATTAAAGTTATACTCAACTTTAAATCGCTCCGTTGGTTTCGGCTATTAATTAATTTGAGGTTTTAAATATTCTTCCCAAAATTTTTCATCATCTTCTTCTCTAGTTTTAATTGTATGATCTCTAACTTCTTTTGAGATAAAACCACAATTATAAAAGTCATTAAGCATATCTTCAAAAGGGTAGTGTTTTAGTCCATCTTTTTTTGCAGTATTCCAACGAACTAAATTGTTTTCAATAAAGACTCTGTTAAAGTTTTCTCTAACTTCATCTGTTGTTTTATTTGCTTCAAGTTTCATTATATTTCCTTTTCTAGTTTATTTGATAGGACTGCCATCATCAGTAATTATCAATCCACGATAATTAGACTAGCGAGTTATGATTCGCTAGTTTCGGCATGATCTCTACTTAATATTTAAAACTTTTTTTAACTCTTTAATTGTTGGTATTTGATTTAAAACTTCATCTTTAGTTTGACCAACATAATACTTGTTATACCATTTTATAAAATAGTTATTGTAAAATTGGATTTTGTTTCCAATTAAAATATTTTTCATAGCAAGTTCTCTACGCAGTTGTTGTTCTACTATTGCGTCCATTATGATCTCTCCTTTTCTAGTTTTTCGTATTTATTTATTAGCTAACATCTTCAGTATAACTTGCTAAAGGTTATAGAAACTAGAAGGACTTTTTAACGGCTTAAGTAATGACACTGAAGCACTTGTCCCTTACCAATGAAATGAAGAGGGGATTTTCGTTAAGGGATTTATCCTATATGGATAATCTAATACCTACCGAAATAACTAAAAATTACTGATTTGGACTCAAATAATTTTTTTACAGTATCAAAGATACTAACTAAAACCGATTTATAAGTTCTAGTGCAAAGTGACAAATCTAAAAAACGCATTGGATAACCCTGAATAAGTTTTGTCAGCTTGAGATTAGATCTCCTAACCAAACTTTTTAGATTTATTTTTACATATAACATATAAAATTTGTATCAGAACCTATATAGGTTGAAATAGTTAAAAAACCTTATAAAACAAGGCTTTTTAGCTAAAACATTGTAAATCAATGAAAATCAAGCTATTTATATAAGAACAATGAAATCATATATATTATTTATTTAAACTTTAGGTTTAATAGAATTAAATTGAACTTAATGTTTAAATCGGCTAATTATAAAAATGAGGTTTTAAAAAATATTCTTTTACGAATCTTAAAGCCTCCCTTTCTAGTTAAAAAATGTGTGGGGAGTTTAACCGATTTCTCCCCATGCACAATCACACAGGAGAAACAATGACACAAGAAGCTAACAGCTTTAATCAAGCTATTGGAGAAGCTATTAAAGACGCAAGATTAAAAGCTAAATTAACACAAACTAAACTTGCTAAACATTGCGATATAACTTTTCAGCAAGTTCAGAAATATGAAAAAGGTGTAAATGGTTGTAGTGCTTTTAGATTAGATCAAATTTCTAAAAAGTTAAAAGTGCCTATAACTTATTTTTATAATTATCAAAAACCACTCACAAAAAAACAAACTGAAGATTTAATTCGTATGGATGGTTATTATAAAAATTTAAAAAGAGGTTCAGTAGAACAACCTTTAATTTTAACTAAAGAAATGGAAGTAACAGATGATAAAAGTTCAAGTAGATAAAGTTTGGCTTGGTAAAGTAAGTGTAAGAGATTACATTTATAAAAAAGCATTAAGGAAAAAAGAATCGTTAGGCATTGTTCATGGTAAAGAATATATGTTTATTCCTTATGGCGACTTAAAAAAAGCAAAACAATACACAGAAGAAAGTTTTAAATCTAAATTTAATGATAAGAAATATAGACTTGTTGATTTTGATTGGAAACCTTTTAAACCTGAAAATGTAAATCAAGGGAGATTAGTATGAGTGATGAAAAATTTATAGACATTCCTAGTGATGATATAACTCAACAAGCTACACCTGAAGAACATTATTTTTCTAAATCAAAAAATCAATGGCTTATGGTTTCTGATATGTCAGATATGCATGTAAGGAGAGCATTCAAAAGATTACTGCGTATGATTAGATTAGAACAATTAGTAGAAGTTGATAATATTACTAATCAAACAATTACAAAAGTTAAAATTTCTGAAGAATTAAACAGTATGAAAAAACATATTGCAAAGATTGAGGAACTTAACAATGAATAATGGATTATGAAAAGCCAATTAGTTATATTGAATTTAAACTTAATAAAGAATTGGCTTATCAAGATACTTTTGAAAAAGATGATAAGATAAGAAAAGAATACGAAGAATATTTAGAAAGGTTAAAAAATGGACAAAAAAGAATGGATAGAACATTGTAAATGGTTAGATACTTTTAGAGGTAAAATTGTTGAAAAAAATTATGATTATGATGGGAATGGTTCAAAATCTAAAAAAGAAAAGAAAGATACGAAGAAAAAAAAGAATAGTTAGTGGTTATTATTTTGATGGTAATAAACTTAAAATCTATTATGAAAAAAGAAGATAAAAAAAGATTTGATCATTTAAGAGAATTAGGTTGTGTTGCTTGTGGTTCAAATAATGTAGTAATACACCATATTAGAAAGCATACAGGATTATCTTTAAGACCAAGCCATCAAGATACAATTCCTTTATGTCCTAAACATCATAATATGGGGAACGAATCAGTACACCTTAATAAGAAGTTGTTTGAAGAAAAATTTGGTACTGAAAAACAACTATTAATAAAAACCAATATAGAAATAAATCAATTAGAAAGGAGATATTTATTTTATGGAGGAAAAAACAAATAAGTTTCACGCATTACAGTTATTTACTGATACTTTTGCGGCAGAAACAGTACATTTAACAAATGAAGCAGTAGGAATATATATAAGATTACTTTCTTTTGCTTGGACTAAGAATGCCAAACCTTTTAAAACAGAATCAGCATATAGAATATGTCAATGTAGAGATGATAATTGTTGTATAAATGTTTATGAAGTTTTAGAAGAATTTTTCATTTTAAAATCAGAAAATAAAGAAGATAGAAATAAAAATACTTGGACTCATAAAAGATTAACAGCAGAACACGAGTATTTAACAGCAAAATATAAGAAAAGATCAGAAGCTGGTAAAAAGGGTATGGAAAGTCGTTATAATGGTGTTACTAACAAAACTATAACTCCTATACCTATACCTAGACCTATACCTAAAGGTAATATATACAGTGAGTCTTTTGCCAATCTTTGGGATAGTTTAAATATAAAAAAGGGATCAAAATTCCGTGCTTTTAAGGAATTTAACAAGGTAGATGGTAATATAGGTTTATCAGTTGAAGACCTTATTCAAATTTATAATAATCAACAATCTGGGGTTGATGACAAATTTGTACCACATTTAAGCACTTGGCTTTCTCAAAGAAGATGGGAGATTGAAGAAAAAGATCAAAAAAAACAGGAAAATCCAGCCACAATAAGAACAAAAATGGAAAGTTTAGGGTATAATTACAGGCATAGTGAAGCTAATTTTGATTACTTCAAAAAAGATGGAAAAGAATATAAAATAGACAGATACGATAAAGACCATATAATACACAATGTTGAATGAAATC